GGCTAGATGCTACCGCGTTAGATTTCGATTGTCAACACTTATATAAAGTGATTGTCAAATTTCATCATACGACCAGGTGCATGTTTCAGCGACAAGAGAACCTTGACTTGCCGTGGTGGCCACAGTCATCATGGCGACCGTATGATCCGCAAATTCTCCTGTAGCGGTGTACGTGCCCGTGCCAAGCGTCAACGCACTACCGGACGTGTACGTGAACGCATCCGTGTATCCACCAGTACCCGTTGCTTCAGCAGGCGTAGCATACGTGGTGACGGCTTTAGCGTACATATTCACGCCAGTTCCGAAGCCATTCGCGCCATCGGTGTAAAACTTGGGGTTGGTGATCTGCGTATCAGGCGCGACCGTGATCTTGAGGCGCAGCCACTTCTCATAGCTGTACTCGGTGCCAGCGGTCGGCACGACAAGCGGGTTGTTGGTATCGACGGTGGCGTTATCAGCGTTCTTGAAACGGATAGTACCGGAGGTCTTATCGGTGAACGTACCGGAGGTACCGTTTTTCTCACCAATCAAAACTGTTGCTACCATATTATTGTCCTCTTTTTGTTATAAAAACTCCTTCTTTTAGGGAAGGCGCATATAATGGAAACACACAGAACATGTAAGTCCTGTAAATTATGGAAACACCACGTTGGCGTTTGTCCTCACCAATCTAAATCGCTGTCGGCGTCATAGATGGCGCGCGAAGGCGTGTATTTTGGTGGAATCGGACGTAGCGATTTCGGGCCACGCCGTTGATTTGCACGAACACCAGCAGGAACTGGACGGCCAAACATACGCTCAAAAGACGCAAGGTGATAATCTGATTTGTTCTTGTCGTAACTCTCTGCGTCGTGTTTCAGGAATGCTTCGTGGCAGACCCAATGCGCGAGGTCATGATGAAACTCTGCGGGAATTTCGGGTGTATCCTCAAGGTCATTTATCTCGGCGTCAGGCAGCCTGTAGCCTTCGTATTCGAGCGTATAGTTAGCACTCGGTACGGGGATAACGGTAAGCGTGAATCCGCGCACCACGAACTGCGTAGGCTCGTCTGCCGTGCTCGTCTTCCATGTCTGACTCTCCTTATCCATCTCTTCGATAGTACGCCACGCCAACGGGATGTCGTTGTAACGTACCTTGTCCAACACAACCAGTCCTGAATCCAGTGTGTAGGTCGCCGTACCGCTCGTTACAGAAATGCTGTATGCGTCATCGAACAACAGCCGTTCCCTGCGACAAGCCTCCTGCTGCGCTTGATCGAGATAGATCAGCAGTTCCGTGTCCGTCCATAAATAGGGTGCTATTGTGTCGTCCAGCCATGACCGCGACAGATCAATGATCTTGCGTGCTTTCATCAGCAGGACGATGGCTGCGATAGCGCAAGCTGGATTTCTGCGGTATCGGTGTAGGAGTTAATGACAACGCGCATTGCACGCCAACTCGAACTGGAGAGTTCGGCAGCAAGGCTCGCCGTCTTCCCTGTCCAGTTTGAATCGTTTGCCCAAGTGAACGAACTTTGATCACTACGCGAAGTGGATTGAATGTCAGAGTTTGTTATCTCTATATCGTAGTTGAGCGTTCCGGTTACCGTAGTTGAAATAGCAACCGGGTTTTCAGAATAATAGTTCAACGGGATGGTTGCAGATGCGAACTCATCCACCCAACCAATATCCATCGTGTCGGCACCAATGGTCGCAGACGGGACAACCGTCGTAAGCGTCAGAAAATACTTGGTGGATTCTACCGTCGCGCTTCCTGCCGGCAGTGTGACGGTTTCGGTCTGAGCATGGCCATCTGCATCGGTCCCAGTCAATATAGCGGTCTTTCCAGAGTGATCGTTTGCTGTGTCGTTGCGGATAGATACCTGGTGCGCTAGGGAGTCACCAGAATTATTCGCAGTCAATGTCCACGTCGCCCCGGTTGCATTTGACAAAAAGCCAGTAAGACTGACATTTGCCGGATCAAGGTCGAGTTCTTTTCTCATGGTTACTCCTGCACCGGAGGGTTCTTGTCCGCCCGATGGTAAAGTTCTAAATCTTCAGCGAAGACATTCATTGCTTTTTCAGATTGCAGGTCTGAATAATATTCGCTCCAATGCCCGTGCTTGCTTTGATGCGTTACGATAAGCGGTCGCTTTAGCATCAGAAATCGCTTGCGTAATGCACTCCATTCAGCAGCAATATTTTCCAACCGACAGAGCCGGTCGAATTTATGATTACCTGCGTACAATATCTGCTTTTCTGTGTGCGCATTCTTTGCGTGCGACTCAATCGCTATATCAAGGAATTCATCAAACGGCATTCCATATCTATAGCCAAGCGTCTTGATGTCGTGTTGCCCGTCAATCTCAAGAGGAGTTTCAGAGTTGCAGAAAAAAGCCCAACAAGATACTAGGCGATCTAAAGGGTGTCTCACCACCATCCAGCGATACTCAGGGCCTTCTTCTTCAGTAAATGTGTGGTTGTACCTGACACCGATCATCGCAGCAGAGATAGAAGCAGAAGCGACCTTCGGGCAAATATGTACCCGAAGGCCGTCCGCAACTAATACATTCCTTCGATATTGCAAGATTACGCCAGACCGACAGTACCGACATTGGATAAGATAACGCCAGCACCGGCGCTATCAAAATACACGGCCAGAGCCTCGCCAGGAGCGTTCAGAGTCGCAACATTATGTGTCCCGTCGAACGTGCCGGCAGTAAGAGTCAGCGTATGTGCCGCCGTACCGGACGCTGAAGTGTCCTTAACGATAAATACGCCTTGGTGATTGGAAGAATCTGCGATGGTCGCAGCAACCACGGTAGACACATGATTGAGTTCAAGCGACTGTACGCCAGCAGTAACGGCGGCAGTTGCAGTAAGTTCTTGGATTCGACCGGATACGTCAGCGGCATTGTTGATTTCAGCAGCCGTAGCATTGATGGTAGTTCCGCCAACAGCAATCGGACCGGAAAAATGAGTAGTAGCCATATTTTGTTCCTCCCTTGGCAGGGGTCAACTTCTGCGTTGCAGAATCTATAGAAAGAAAACCCCGCCGAAGCGGGGTTAATACTCTACGAGTTTGTTATTACCTTCTCGCTAGGGTAAGCGCGTCCTTGCGCTTTCAGTCAATCCGTTAAGCCGCGCCTTCGGAACCGTAGATAGCGCGCCAGTCGGTCGTTCCGAACGAGTACCGTTCACGAGCCTTGTAACGCATATTGCCAGACTCGAAATCACCCTCTACGCCCTTCTTGACACCAACACGAACGAAGTGCTTCAAACCGTCAGGCGCATCGGTCTTCACGAACCACGCATCAGAATCCGTAAGACGGCGGATAACCTTGGGTTCGTTGCCGAAGATACCCTTGGACTTGATCGCATTCAGATCGTTGTCAGCGGTAGCCACACGCTTGTCGGAGCCGAGAATACGGCGAGCTGTATATTCCAGCTCGGGCGGGACAAGCAGCGACACCGGGTTGATGGCAACGGGGATGTTGCGGTCATCGACAGCCTTGCGAATCTGGATCAGAATGTCCTCCAGAGAGGCTTCTGCAAGGTCAGCCGCAGTAGCCAACTTGTTGGCCTGATTGGGACCATCAAGCAGCGGATGGGCGGTGGACAGCAGCGCAGCAGCATCACCAATCGGATAGCTGGTACTGAACCCGTTGTTCAGGACAGCCGCGCCCTTGATTTCCTTGGTTTCCTGCAACGCACGCGCCAATGCCCGAGAATACTTGGCACCGAGCTTGAGATACAGGTTGTCTTCCATCGCCTCTTCGGTGATGGCAAACGCCAAGGCAATCGTCTCATGGTCGTAGCGAGCAACCCAGCCCTGCTGGCCGCTGTCATACGAGATGGCAGCACCCTCAGACTTGGTAGGCGCAGCGCCAAAACCAGTGATAAGCACGTCTTCCTCAAACGCCTTGTTGGAGGTGTCAACCTCAAAGATGTATTTCCACTCTTCGGGGTGGTTCATGTATTCCAGACCGAAGTTGGCGTTAAGCCCTTCCTCCAAATGTTTGGGGAAGGTATTGCGGTTCATAACACTCATTGCTATTACTCCTTAAATCGCAGCGCCAGCGGCCTGAGCCAAGGCATGCTTATGGATGACTACTTCAACGCGGGCGTTCGTGCCCCAAGCGTTGCCAGTGCGCGGCACCAGACGAATCTGACGGAACGCATCAATCGTGCTTGCGTCGGAGTCAATTTCCTGCAACGAGTTGCCAGTAGACGTACTACCAGTCGTGGCGGTGAGGTCAAGCAACGCTCCGTTGTTGGCAAATGCACCAGTCCCGTCATGCTGTGCCTCAAACACAGTAGCAGGATCGTCATAGACGATGGCGGTGGCATCACCACTGCCAAGAGTCACAGTGCCAGCGGGCCAATACTTGTTGTATACGACATTGCCGGACGAATCGGTATACTTGCAACCAGCAAACACGCCAAGAATAGTAGTGGAACTGGCAGTAGCGGCATCAATATAGCCAGTAGCCAGCAGTTCAACCGTGTCACCACTGTAGATGCCAGCGGCAGTCGCGGAAGCGATAGGGTATTCATTCGTCCGAATGGTGCCTCCGGTGAGGCTGCGAACGGGCTTGAACCCATTAGGTTTGTCAACATTAGCCATTTTTATTTGTCCTCGTTATTAATCGTCAAGAACATCGGGCCGCCTACCTCGTGAGGTGCGAGTGCGATGTTCGACTACTTGCGGAGCACCGAACCCTTCGCCGGGCCGATGAACCTTGAACATATTGTTTTCAGCCGCCATAGCTTGGGCGTCCGTATCACGGCGAATGCGTGCCGCGTGCGCTTTGTGTAGGGACTCAGGGCGTTCCATAAGAACCATACCCTGCATACCAATGACTTCTACCCCATTGAAATCAATCTTCGGGATATAACCATCAGTCTCAACCGTGTCAGCACGGCGGGGACGCCAACCCTGCTGCGACTTTCGCATAAGGTTCGTTGCATCATCTTCACCATTGATCTTGGTGCGCACCCACCGCTGAACGTAGCCTGGCCGCGCAGGCATATGGCTAGTGTCCAGAAGGGTAGGGTCTTCCCACGTATCCTCGTAAGGTTCGTGGACAGGACCGCGCATATCTTCTTGGTCGCGAGTGAGACGATCATCCGCGCTCTTCTCAGCGGCGCGAGGTCTGCGAATTCCGGTAGGCATATTTATTTCCTGTTTGCAATCTTTTCGTTAAGCCACGCCTTGCGGTGGGCTACGTTTTCGGGATCAAAACCCCAAGTCCGCATATTCTTCAGGTCTTCGTCAGTCAACTTGTTGACAACCTTCTTCTGCGGAACCCCGCCACGTACAGGCGGGGTAGGACCGGGCTTATTCGGTTTCTGTTCCTCCAAGCGTCGGTCAAGTTCTACGTAGGTGTCAGGGTCATCCGCTTCGTACCCTTCACCTTGCAAGGCATACCACAGTTCATCCGCCTTGCTGGTGGTAGCATTATCCTTCCCGTACCATGCGCCATTGCGTACCAACCAGCTACGCTGCGCGGCGGGAAGTTCCTGTTTTTGCGGTACGGGTTCTGCGGCAGGTTCCGCAACAGGTTCCGGCTTGCGAGATTCATTCATCCGCAATTTCACCGTAACCTCGGTGTATTCGCTGTTCAGGTTGTGGTAGGTATCAAAATCAGCATCATCCAAAGCCTTCTTCATTCTGGCTTTTAGATCATCCTGCTGAGATTTCAGTCCTTCATACGCCTGATTGTGGGATGCGTGTCTAAGTTCGTTATACTTGCGTTCAATATCTGCAAGCCGTTCAAGATCGCGCTTATGGGAATCACGTTCCGCGTTGCGCTGCGCTACGAGCTTATTGATACGCTCCTGGACGCGCCGACCATATTCCTCTGACTCGTCCTTTTCCTCTTTCTGTTCTTCAGCAGCTTCTACTTCTTCTTGCTCAACTTCCTGTTCAATTTCCGGCTCAACTTCCTGTTCGAGTTCTTCAGGAGATTCAATCTCCAGTTCTTCTTCTGACATATCGTTCTCCATCAGGCTCGCGCCTGTAATCGCATTAAGCGTAGATAAGTACGGATTTCGGGTCTTTGATGACTGCGAGCACGGAATCATCATTTAACAGTCTGAGCGGCTTTCTGCCTTTCTCAGACTTCACAATAATGTCCTGACCATCGTATCGACCGTATGCAATCCAATCGCCAACCTTGCACCATTCGTCGGATTTGGTTGTGCCAGGATTCTGGAACTTGCTATGCTTGTAGCACAGCGGACCCATAGAGATAACCCTGCCGATATATCGCAAGTGTTCCTTGGCGCGCTGCACTTCCTCTGGAAGCACAATTCCACCATCACTCACTTCCTCAACATCTATAGGTTCGACCAAAATCCGCCATCCAGTAGGCTCTGGATAGTCTTTAATCGGGTCTTCAATCACCCGGAACTCACTCATCGTCGTCCTCCATATACATTTTCAGGGTTCTTTTAAGTATGTCGCATGCTTCTTCAAGTCCGCGTATCCGAGATGACATCTTCAGATATTCTTCATAGCTCGCCGCCTTACCCTGTCTGAGCGCGGTATCTATGCCATTCACCATTTCGTCAATTTCCTTACGGAAGTCGGCGTATATATTCACTGCATGTTCTGGTTAAGGTATTTCGAGTATTCGCCAGTAATCCGTGCTTCATTCAATGCGGCTTCCCTTGCTATATCAGCGGATGCCTTCTGATCCTCGCGGCGAATGTCGGCTTGAGCCAGCATATCCTTGCGCTGATTCTCAGCATCATCAATAAGTTGCGACTGATTCTGAGGTTTCGGCATAAGCTGCGTAACCCGTGAGGCGAACATGGCGTATGCGTTTTCAGACATCGGATCAACCGGCTGTCCACCAGCAAACTGTGGATCAGGTAGGGGAATCCCTAACATCTGCTCGTACATCGCTTTATGCTGCCATGCGAGATGTTCAGCTTGGTGCGCGTAATACTGCCCTTGATATAGTTTCTGCATATCCTGCGGGAGCGTCATAAACCAATGCTCATGCACGGTCATATGCGCTTGATGATCCTGATCCGGGAATGCGCTTACCGGCTTGTTCATCAGGATCGCCATATCCTCTTCAATCGGACCCATATGTGTGGCTTGCTTTTGCGGGATGAACTTATCCACATCCTCAACACGAAGCGCCTCAAGCATGTTCCTGTGCGCGGCTTCCATGTCGTAGATGTTGGGAGCGCCAGCAGCAAGTTCCATGACGGCTTGCGCCTTCGCAATGCGTTGGGTGTTAGATATGACGTTGGGGTCAGATACCGGAATTACGTCAACACGTTCGTCAAAGTCAGTCTTCAGTACAAAACGCGATCCGCCTTCCACGTCATATGGGTATCGGTCCGGCAGATAATCGCGGTTCAGTTCAGCAAGAATGCGGTATTCCTCGGCGTTCGCGTTATGCAGACGCTTGTGAATTGCGGAGAATACCTTGGTGCCCTGCTCAATAAGGGCTAGAGTAGTCCCAACGGGACCATTGTTGTTTGCGTCACCCACCATTATCTCTGTGGTAGACGCGAATCGCTGGCCGACTTGATCCAGATAACCAAGAAGTTCGTAGAGTGTCTTGGATGGTTCTTTATAATTTAACGGGAACAGTCCTCGTGATAATTCCTCTGCGGAGTGTTCAACATCCTTCCACTCGCCGGGGGCAACAGGCATGTCACCGCCGTCAATCTTCAGGTTCCTGTCCTTGAACCCACCTTGCATGTTGGAGAATGCGGCTGCATCCAGAAGCGCACGCACGGTCCCGGTAGCGGCACGCGCCAGACTTCCGATGATATGCAGGAAACCATATCCGTAGAATCCAAGTCCAGGCAGGAATTTTTTATGCACAAAGTAAATACGTTTGCGCTTGCGTTTATCTTCCTCCGACCAGTTGCGGCGGATGGATAGAACTTCCTGAGAATCCTTGTCAACCGTGATGATGTACGGCAGGTCTATTTCGCCTTCATCACCTACCAGTTTTGGATCAAGGTATTTATACTGTTCAAGGATCGTATATAGTGAGTCACGCGAGTAGTCGGTAGATTCTCTGCCTTCAGAGCGGTCAATCTCTTCGTGCGTGACAGGTCGGTCCATGAGATCGTTCGGCTGACCGATTTTCGCGTCACGATACCAACCCAACTCTACGTACTGGTCAACCGCATGTTTGCCAAGGCGTAGAACATGGGTGAACCTGTCTGTGGTTCGTAGACTGGTAGCCGAGTACGGAACAACAAAGTCACTAGGCTCGACGAACCTGGAGCACACCATCCCTTCAATTGGATCGTAGGCTATTTTCTTGAAACAAGAACCCGATATAGGCAACCGAAATAGTAGGTTGTCTTCCTCATCAAACGCATCCGGCATCCTGCGGGTGTATAGGTAGTTCATGTAATCCTTAACGCGCTCTGCCTGCTGCTCGCGTTCTGGAGTTACCTTACCGATAACCTTGGTCTTTACCGGGCCACCAGACGGCCATAACTCAGCAATCGCCCTGGCTTGGAACTGAACACACGCCTCAGCCAGAAGCGGATGGACTACATCACTCGCCCCGTCAAATTTGGCACCACCTTCAACTCGGTCTGATACGCCGAGCATTCTGATGCCAGCAGCTTCACGCTCAAACCAGTCTTCACGGCTTTCAAGATCCGTGTCGTAATCTTGGATTACTTCAGTAGCAATCCTGTCAAGATCGGACTTATCCATACCTTCAGCAAGGTTGGCATCATGTCCTTCAAGTTTGGGTTCTACAAAAATGGAGTCAGCTTCTTCTTCGGTAAGCACTTCTTCCCCACCTTGCTCGATCATGGCGAGTATGCGTGCTTGTTCTTCGTTTGCTTCATCCATAGGGTGAGACTCGTTTTGTTTGTTTGGTTTCTTCTTCTTGTTGTTCATCGTCCGGGTGTGATACCCAACTTCCGTTCCTGAGATACAGTAGAGCTTGTGTCACGGTATCCACTATGTCTGCGGATGGCGGAGCACCATTCGGGAATGAAGAACACACTCGAACTACATAATCAGCCCACTTTCTTTCAGGAACCCATACCTGACCAGACTCAAGCATGGCGGATATGGCATAGGCTCTTGCCACCTTATCCCGGTCTGGCTGATAGGTTCTGACGCGGATGCGCGACCTGCGCAAGTCCTGCACCAAACTGATTCCGCTTGCCTTCTTCTCGATAAGCTGAACGTCCGGTTTTCGCTTGAGTTGCAGTTCCTTGGCTTTCGCCCTGAGTTCTGGATACGCAACACGTTCCCACCACGCCCCGAGAAGGATTAGGGAATACCTTTCCTCCTGTTCTTCCCAGAACACACCCCACTCCGTCATGGCGGAGTATGCGTTTGACTCAAAAGCCTGCTCTGAGAATGCAGTGTCCCAAGATAGAAACACGTGGTCGCAAACAGGAGTGGGTTTATCGGAAGGCCACTTCTTCCACCACTTCTCTTTCAGAATGCCGCCACCTTTCGGGGAAGGGTTCTGCTGCATCTGTCCAGCAAACCCATATTCACCAAGCCGCGCCGCGTGCTTCTTTATTTCGTCTTTAGGGAATCTGACCGGATCGAGCAGTTCACCTACCTCGGTGCGTGGATCAACGAACCCGTACTTGTCAGCCGGGTTGTTTTCCTTTCCCTCGTACTCCATAGGGAGTTTGAGTTGTAGCCATCCACCTGGATTCTCTACAGGATCGTAGTAGCCGTCCTTTTCAAGAACGTGACCAGACAAATCCTGCTCATGCAACCGCTGCATGATAATAAGACGCCCACCACGTACCTGGTCATTCAGGCGGGAAGAAACCTTGTTGTCATAAGCGTCTGTCACAGCAGTACGCTCAGCCTCAGACTGCGCCTTCTCCGCATCATGCGGATCGTCGAAGATTACGGTATCGGCTGATTCACCCGTTGCACCAGCTTTTGAACCCTGAGCGATACGGTGACCGTTCCCAACAAGTTCATACCGCATCTTCTCATTCTGCCCTTCCTTGAGCTTGACATGCGGCCAGTTCTTTTTATACCATGCAGACTCAAGGAGTGTGCGCGTCTTGACCGCATCACGAATGGAAAGTGCATCTCGATGCGACAGGGTAAGGAACTGGTGCCCAGGTCCACCCTGCCACGATTCAACTTCAGGTTGGCACCATACCCATGCCGGGTAAATAACGGACACCAGAGTAGACTTTGAGAGACGGTACGGGATATTGATGATCCCGTTGCGGAATTCCCTACGGTAGAATGCTTCAAGGAATCGGCATATCAGGTCCATATGCCAGTTCCAGATTAGGGTTCGTCCAGTCTCGATTACCTTCCACGCTTCCTTGGCAAACGCAGCTAGAGATTCCTCAAGTTCTTTTCGTTTTATTTCTTCAAGGATTACTCGAAGTCTTTTCTCCAGGTCTGCTTCACGCATTTAACAGGTTATTTCTGGATACAGGACATAAGGATTCAGTAAATTACCCGGACGTTGCGGAAATAGAGGGCTGCGAGTAGGG